CATAAAGTTGTTTCTTTGGCCATCTAATAAGGAGTATGATCTACAAACATTTGCAATATGGCATCTCTGCATAAAGTATGATGATGTCATCACAGATCCCACTCTAACAGATTCGCCAACTCTGGACATTGCAGAGTCCATGTCATCACGATAACCTGTACACCCAAATTCATACCACATTCCTTCAACTTTTTTATGTGAGGATAAGTCATGTGCCCATTAAGTGACACTAGTGAAATAAATTCCATTAAAAATTGTTGAGTATTAGTTTTCTTTGTAGAATCGTTGAAACCATGACATTTCATCACCATTCTATGCAAAGTTCTAAATCTTATTAACTCCTCTTCGTCCTGAATTGTTACAATCATGCTGTAATCATCACTATGCTCCATATGCTCTACTCTGAGCTTGCTATCAGGATAGATTTTTAACCAAACATCTCGTGCAAAATTTGATGAACAAACAGCTTTAAAAGAACTCATGTAATTGAACATGCCTTGCAAGAAATTTTGATCTGAATTCAATGTAGCAGCATGTGTTTCCATATACTTTGTATATTCATTTGTTATAAAAAATGTGTTTTGAAGCAATGATATTGGTATTGTTATGTCTTTATTCCCCCACATTAAGACAACAGACATCATATACTTTATAAACCCTATATTACAGTGTCCAGACAACCCTTTCAACATGCTTGCAAAACACTCCATTGTTTCTGCTGCAGACCATTTTGTACAATCTCCATTCACAAAATAAACTCTATCTGTAGAACCTTTTCGTGAAAGCGCTGCATTAATAAAATCTTGCATAACAAGTAATTTTTTATCTCCAGGGACTGAAATCATCTCATTAGGCAATTGTTTACAGATCTCTTCAAACATATTTTCTAATACTCGAGCGCATGCTTTACTCCCCACATTTATAACATAAAATTCTCGTTTTGCACCATACTGTGCCTTGATACAAATATCAGCAAGAGTTTTACTTCTATTTTTGTTAACATTCCATTCTGCCATGTCAAAAACTGTTGTTATGTAATTGTTTTGTTCAAGAACATCTAATATGCAATCATGAACCTTAGACCGATTTTTGTTAGGTAGAGAGCTCTCTTTCGAAATTTTAGTCCTTAGCATTTTCAATGGTCTCAATTTTGTTTCAATATTGTTGTACTTTGCATATTCTTGAATATAAAGACTAGGCATTTTTGTCTTTTTTACCTTTTTCTTTTTTTTCTTTTCCTCTGAAACATCTACCAATTCTCTTTCATATTCTGGAATAGCAGCTTTAGTTGACGTGATATTGCTTACAGGTTCATTAAAATGTTTCTTAAAAACTTCGTCCCAGTTCATTCCTTTCAAACTATTCATTGTCCTCTGCACAGATACATCTAGTATTTCACTATTATGACCAATATTTGACTTTTTGTCCAA